CGTTGCGTGATTTAGTAGTGGCAACGCCAGCACCAATCTTTTGAAAACGAACGACAGACGCAGTAGCGTTTGCAGTACGAACAGTGTTCCGCAGTTTAGAACCCATGCGCTGGTATGCCAGATGCACGTCGGATTCAAACTGCTTGATGAAGGCTGTGTCTATTGTATTAGCCATTTCAAGAGTCCTTTATTAAGGTTGCATTTGTACTCTGGGTATCCTTCTGCATCCTCAACGTAGTTATCCTAACGGGCTACTCAGTGCATTACGGGCCGTGACGCTAGAGCGTAAACATTCTTTCTATCTGGATTGCAACGCACAAAATGCACTAAGGTTGTACCGTCTTCATCATCTATATATCCAGCGGCCGAAAATCCAAGCCATGCAGCCCAGTTAAGAGAGCCTTCGTTATCTACAGATATGTTTAAGTTTATCTCGTAGTATGTTTGATGAACGTGCCTAAGAATGTCAGGCGATATTCTAATGACGCTGCGCCAATCTGCATCCATCTGCTTAGTAAACAAAGACCACATGCAGACCTGTTGATTTCCAGTAGCCTGTAAACCAATAAGTTGAACGGATATACCATCTGGGTTTTCCAAAACCATGCAGTCTTGTTCTTCTTGCATTTGATCTAAGGCATAGAACAAGTCAACGTCTTCATACTCTGCCGCACTATACGGAGCTATGTCATGGTAAAACTTCATAACATGAGACTTCTGCATAGGGACTAACTGAAAGCCCCTACGCTGTAGAATAGGATCAACCATACAGTTTGCGATACGCCTGATCTACCTGACTAACATAAGCTGGATCACGTTTCTGTGGGTTCCAGTAGCGCTCGTCCTTCTGCATAGTACGCAAAGAATCATCTGTAATCTGGCTAGTCATAGCGGAATCACCAGCAAAGGATGGCCCCTTCATCTTTTCCATGATGTGCTCCAAAGCAACAATACCGCCAGCCGTTTCACACATGCGCTCTATTGCATCTAGGCTTTCTTCAGGAAAGAACTGATTAGCAAACAAACTAACTGCCTCAATACGATCGGTTGCAGAATCACCTAGTAGTTTGGTTTCTGCCTCTATGTCAGGCTGGCCTTGACCCATGGCCTCGGCAAACAACTCAATGCCCTTTTGAAACTCTTCCTGACCAAGACCGCTTTCAAACGAATGCTCTGACCACCAATCAAGCAACGGACTATCTACTGCAGTTTCGGGATCAATGCTTTCTGGCAAAAGGTAATCACCCTTAGTAGCGGGACGATCAGCGTAAGCCTCTCGCTGCATTTCTTCTTGCCATGAAGCCTTTAGGTCTTCTTCCTTTGTCCCCAGCTTAGAAGATAATTCATTGTACGCCTTGCCCAAATCCTCTGGCGAGTTAAATTTCTCAGGCAACCAATCTGGTCTATCGGTCTGCGTTTGCGCAACTTCTGTAGCTGCTTCTGCGGGTTCAGACGATTCATTTAATAATGACTCAGACATCTTGCTTTACCTTATGACCATGCTGTGTTCTTGCTTGTAACAAGCCAACTATATATCGCTGGCCTTCGTGGTGACGCAGTTCTTCCGTGCTTATATTAGGGCCATGCACACGGTTAATAGTTATAGACTTGAGGTATTCCATAACTGCCTTACCTGTTTCCGATTCAAACAAATGAGCAACCGTAGTGCTTATAACTTTATCTTGGTTAGCTGCGCGTTGTATTCCATCAATGCCAATGTTTGCTTTAGATGCGGCCAACTTTATCTCCTATTGCAGTTGTTCCTGTGGCGGTTGCTCTTGCATCTGCTGTTGTTGCTGCATTTGCATTTGCTGCGCCATTGCAACTATCTGCTTACGTTCTTCGGGATCACGAATCAACCCGTCAGGTACACCAAATTTCTTAGCAAGGTGTGCCGCTGTTTCTTCTGAATTGATTAGTAGGTTAAGAACCTCTGGCCCAAAGGTGCCAAGAACCATCTCAAGGAACCGACCAACAGATGATATATCTGAGTTAGCCTGCGCCTGCGCAAGCGGAGAGATAGACCTAATTTTAATCTCACGGCCATTAACATTTGGTATCTCAATGCGGCCCTGCTTTTTAAGGATGTAAATAACGCGCTGCAATACTGGCTGCACCAATTCAGCCTGTAGTCTGCCAAACGCAGAACCCATACGCCGCGATAGATCAGCCATACGTTCCGCAACCTCAGTGGCAGATGCAGGAGTTTTATCAGGGTTGCCTAGCATGTCATTGTAAAGCGCACGTTTAATATTTAAACGCATATCCGAAAGTATAAGTTGAGCCACATCAAAGCTACCAGCAGCAGCAACAGGCTGTAACCCATTGGAACCAATAGCCTTTGGTATAATAGACCCTGGCACTAAGGATATAGTATCTGGGTTTATGACACCATCATCATCCATTTGATACACACCAGAGATAGCCATCTGTGCATTCTCTAGGATTAACTCAATGGTTAGGTTGGTTGTCTTGATAGCAGACAGCGCATTGATAAGGGGTCCACGACCATAGACTTCGCCAGCACACTTAGACCAACGGAAGCAGATAAATGGATTGGCACCATTACCTTTAAGCTCACGTTTGTAAATCACGCTTTCGGTAGTCATGCAGTAAGCGTAACTCATATACACTTCTTCATTCCTACGAGAGTAATCACGGCAAACTAACTCAAGTACAGTTGTTGTGTCCTTGCCGCCGTTACCCATGCGGTTTTGAATCTGCTCATTCATTTCAGCGTCAGGATATAAAACCTGTAGTTGATTGTATCTAATGCCCTTCCTCTCACGGTAGATGTGATCTATCCGATCATCAGGGCCAGTGTCTAATACAACGTGGGGTAGAGGGATAGCAGAGAAGCGTATCGGATTAATTGCGTCGCCTTCTTCTGCAACCAGAATGCCAGTGCCTACAGCCAAGTCCATAAAGGATTCGTGTACTTCTTGTGAGAAGTTAGAGTTCTGCAAAACCTCAAACACATAGTCGGTAACTTCATCAAGGTCGTTGTTCACGGTGTCACGTTGTTCTTTAGGAACCTCGGAACCAGCGGTTAGATCAGCCCACCGCGCAAAGTTAGGAACAATGCCCGACTGCAATCGGGACGCAAACTCTTGCACACCAACAACCGCAGTCTCATCAAAGATTTTATCATCACGTCTTTGCCCTACGTTTTCATAATAAAATGACTCACGCTGGGGAAGGGAATACTCATAGCACTCTTCAAACAAGGGAATGAAATTCTCACGCTTAGCCTTAGCCTTACCGTAATGCTCATAGTAACCTTTGGCTATCGGATCATCTATCATAATTGAAACCTGTTATAGAACCCAGCACCACCGCCAGATTTAGAACGCAGCAAAGAACGGCGACCACGCGCCCCACTTCTAAACCGCTTGGCTGACGTTTGCTGAATAGTATCCTCTGTGGCCTTAGACTTTTCTTCTGCTAACTCTTCGTTAGCTTGAGTAGCCAGCGCCTCAATATCACTTGGCCCTTCATCTGCCATGGGCGCACCGTTGCCCTTTCCTAAACCGCCAGCAAAGAAATTAGTGTTAATACCAATAGGCTTAAGTATTTTATTTTGAAGCCGCTCTACTTTTTTAGCGGCCTTACTTATAAATTTGCACATGGCAATCTCCTTTGTTGGTTAGCGATAAGCACAATCAAGAACAATCGGCAACGCACAATTACATACGCGCCCACAATCCCTGCCTGCGCTTAGGACCATTGCGCTTAGCAAATACGTCAAAGTCCCTCTTAGCAACGGACGGAGTAGCCGCTTTCTGGTTATTCATCAAGGCCCGACCCTCGCCAGCGCCAAGCAACATATACTGTAGTGCATCGTGAATGTGGCTAAACATATTCTTGTCAGGCTTATCTGCGTATCTTTCGCCCGACACCTCCATGCGGCGATACTGGTAGCCGCCCTCAAAGCCTTTGATAAGCTGAGAGCAACGGCGATCCACTAGAAAGGCAGGTTTGCCCTCTGTCATTTTGTTAAGCTGCGAAGATACCGACTCAAGACGCAAATCCACGGAATTAGACGGGGCGGGGAATGCCCTAAGGCCAGCACCTCTAAGTATGTGAAACGGGGTAGACTCGTCGGTCTGCGCCCGAAAATCACCCGCAGGATCACCGTAAATAATAACTTCGGAACACTGAGAAAATCTAGTAGCAATCTGCTCACGGAGAACTTCCGCAAACCTAACGATGCCCATGTCAAACGCAACGACTTCATCTTGAACCAACCACCTTCCTCTAACCTTCTGCCCCATAGTAGCCGCAGGGGTTAAACCAAAATCCAAACCAATATACAAAGGATAACCAGCGGCAACGGGGATTTCCTCCTTAGCAACGTGTGTGTCAGTAACAAACATAGGATAGATCGGCTTTCCGTCTTGGATAGAACCCAAGCGATTCATAACGTAAACATCTATCCAACTCTTAGTCTTACCTTGAATAAGATTGGGATAATAAGACCCCATCATGTTTTTAGTGTTCTCTGCGTTCTTACTAGGCTTGTAACTATCTACTTCATTGTCATCATTCTTAACTTCGGTCATGCCAGCAGGCTGCGTAAAGAAAGCCCAGTTGTCAGGCTTAACCAACATCTTAGCTTGCTCTCGCGGTATGTGATCTGGAATTGGAACCTCGCCAGACATGATCGGCCACCAGTGATCTTCCTCTGGGGCATTGGTATCTGCAATAACTCCTGTCCAAGACGGCCCTCCCTCACGCATAGAAGGAAAGCGACCAACGCGCATAGTACACGCATCCATAATAGACTTGGGTATTTCTCTAGCTTCATTAACCCAAATGCCAGTAAGCTCTAATGACAGTAACTTCTTAACGTCCTCTGGCCTATCAAGAGCTAAGAACAAAACCTCAAGATCAATGTCACCCTTTTTAATGTGATGAGTATACGGAACCGACCAAGTAAACTTACCCCAATCAGCTTCGGGAAACCAATCAAGCCAAGTCTTAATAGTAGTGGTTCTAAGCTGTGGATTGGTATTACGAATGATTGCCCATCGGCTTCTGCGTATACCCTTGCTATTCTTTTCCTGACCAAGCGCCCTGCGGAATACCTCAATGCAGCAACCAACAGACTTGCCAGAACCTACAGGGCCACGAATGCCACGAAAGAATGTGTGGTCTTTCATAAACGCCTTGAGCGTTTCTCCGTCTGGCTTGTATTTAAAATCAACCACAGTACTGTCTACCGAACCTCAACATTCTATCTACAGTCTCAGGGGCCATGCCATCAATCATCTTGTCGCACTCCCTGTTGGTGGCAAACTCTGACGGCACATACGTTAGATGAACCTTGCGAACTATCTGTCTAAGTATATCTAGCTCTGCTAGGGAAAGGGTAGATATAAAACTCATGTACGATACTGCCTTACCTTCTTAGCAATAGCTTTCGGCTGAGCCACAAACTGCTCACCCTTAGCCTTGCCCTTTCGTTTAGCTGCGGTTGTAGCTGCATATTCAGAATCACTAAGAGCAGCAATAGCCTTACTAGGTAAGTACCGCTCACCAGTGTCACTAGACTTCTTGCCTGACTTGGTGCGCCACTTCTGATTACCCCAATTTAATAATGATCTCTGAGGCCTCTTCAAGTTCCAACTTCCTTCTGAGCTTTCTTATGTGCCGCAGAAAAAGAAACCCCCTTACGCATAAGCGCCCTCATCATAGACATATGTTTTTTCTTATGATGAACACTATGCTTTGTTAAAGTAGCTTCCTGACCCTTACTTAATAATGTCTTCTTCTTCATGTGTAACCTCCACCAGCAGCCTTATAACGCTTGGCTAACAACTGAGCCTTACGCGCCGACCACTTGCCAGCAGCAGTACCTTGCACATTCGCAGCCTTAATGCGCTTGAATAAAGACTTCCGCATTGTGGGCTTAGTGTAATTACCAGCAGCATTAACAGCCATATCAATACCCGCCAGAACCACTTGATTTAGATTTCATAATCTTTCTCTTTAAAGCAGTCGGTAATGCCTTCTGCTTCTTAGTCATAGCTGGCTTCTGCTTGGGAGAACGACCAACCTTAGTTCCTTTACCACTAGGCATTTGCTTTATTCCTTTTGCTAATAGCCCTAGCCTTCGCTCTTGCGTCAGCTTTTGACGATGCTCCCCACACTCTTAAGCTAAGAAGAAGGCGAGTCGGCTCTCCGTCTTCGTCCCTTTCTGGCCCCTTCATGTTTCCCATTCGTGCTAGGAAGCTGGCCCTTCTTGGGTTGTCTCCGCTTCTTACTGGAGCCTTCATGCCCGTCCCCTCGCGCCCCTTGGCGTTCAAGCCCCCCGCTGGGTTCTTGCCTTCCTTCCGTGTCCACGCTGGTGTTGCCATAATGAATCCTTAATACCGATGCTAATACGCCTGCCCTCATTACCGAGGCTTGCCACGACGAAACAACTTGTTGTCTAACTCAAGCAAGGTCTTGTTCATACGCTTGTAGTCCTTGCCACTAAGAACCTGATCCTGCCGCATGTCTTTCAACGTGTTAACAATACGAGCCGCATTCTTCTTGAAAAACCCAAGACCCTTAGTAGGTATAGCAGGTGTGAACGCACCACTGGCGTTCTCCATAGAACGAATGCGAGACTCCAAGGACTCAGCGCGCTTTAGCAAACTCTTTGTGGACTCTTGTGGCAAATCAATCTCCTGTTCAATCAAACCCCTAAACCAAAATAATATTTTAGGAAAGATGCCTTTTGTCAGTATCGTGTGTGTATGGGACTACTAGCTAACAGTAGGTTACGGTTTTTTAACCCCCCCTCCACTAACTCAGATCAATGCTAACTCTAATGTCCCCAGCAACTTGTACCTGACTACGGTCTATGGGCTTGAAGCCAGCGCGATCTAATATGTCTTTACTAGCCTCAAGCTGTACGTACTCTGATCTGGCCCCCGTAGCCAAGTTCATAACACGTGCTGCAGCTACAGTAGCATTCATTCCAAGCTGTTCGTTTACCCGTTGCATCATGTAAGACTGCACATGCGGTAAGCGTATCGTTTTGCTTGCGGTTACTCTTCCTGATTCGCCGTTGGCATACCCTGCTTCTGTAGCAGCTTCGCGCAATGTGCATCCTGTTGCTACGAGGGTATCCACCAGACTCATCTGTTTCTTGGTTAGTTTACGTTGTTCTAACATATCTATATCCTGCTATTAGCCCCCCTCACCCTCTCCCCCCACTGTAGACAGCTTGGATAAACGTATGTCAATCCTACCCTATCCTATGTTGCTTAAACCCATACCAATGCACAGTCATTCTGCTATTGACGGATATTACGTTTACTCTCCTTAAAGAAGAACATACTAAATACATACTAAACACACGCCCTGCTAGTTTCATGTCAGCGGCGTTTCGGTCATGCGTTTTACTCTGACACCTCTGCATCTCCAAGTCGTTACTGCGGCCAGCCCCGCACTCGTTTGTTCATTGCATGGCTGTCAAAAAGTTCGCAAGTACCTATTTCCCCTGCCCCTTCGGGTCATTCCTCGCGAGACAAATTGGCACTGGCGAACTTCAGGCTCCGAGCAAGCTCGTCATTTGCCCTCCTTGCATGAAGTCCTCGTTGCGGGGATGGTCCTCGCAACAAGACAACTTGGAGATTAGATATGACAAAGATAACAGCACAACCTACACTTACTGACATGAAACTAGCAGTCATTAAATATCATACACACTCAAATGATAACCCTGACAATAAGGTCGGTGGCCGTGTCATCAACGAGAAATTCCTTATCGGTCTTGGTCGGGACGCTTGCTTTACATCTAACAATAGCCTTAACTTCAAACGTAAGCAGATCGCTGACGCCTTTGCAGACTACGATCAGGCTACCAAAGATGAGAACGCTTACGACATGAACCGCAGCGCCAACTGGCTTGCCATCCTAGAGCCAGAGCTTGACGAACTTCAGGTGCGTCATAACGCAGACAAAGAGGTATATCATCACCTCACAGGCGGCGAGACTTGGACACCATCAGCCCCCAAGAACACACCCAAAGTTACTAACATCAACCTAGCTCAGATGAACAAGCTACGGGCAAGGGTGGCATAAGCCACCGCACCACAGGGCGGCTTGGGTCGCCCTTCATAGCTAACCAAGAGGACACCACATGAACAACAGACATCTGTTGGACGCAGTGATCAGCGGCATCGCGCTCGTCGTGTTTGTCGTTGGCACTATCGCGGTGCTATACGGAGCTGGCTTTGCTGGCTGAAACGAAATCAAACTCAATCAAATGGAGATTAAAATGAGTGATGATCTAATTAAACTACTGACTCAAGCAGTTAAGAATATGATTGCCGAAGAGCTTAAAGAACAACTCTCTAATGTGCATACTGATGATACAGTTTTAACATCAGAGCAACGTGTTGAAGTTTTTGATATGATTCGCGATCTAATCAATAGCGAATTAGAAATAGAAGTTCGTTCAATTTAAAATACTAAATGGAGAATCAAATGCTAGATACTATGAACACTACAGACTGGGACTTTGCGATTGACATGGAGCCATGCTTAGACATGCGTGGCAATGAAATACCTAAGATGCGTAATCTAATACGCACTGACACAGGTGAATCGCTTGGCACTCACAAGTCTAAGTACAAACCAATCACGCACAGTGATGCGGTCAACTCAATTATGGACTCAATCAAAGAAGCTAACATCAGCACAGACTACAGCGTTAAGACACACGTTGCAGATAACGGTGCCAAGATGAGGCTTGAGATTCTATTTAATGACATCATGCTAGATGATCCAGATGTGGGTGATTATATTAAGTATCGTGTCCAAGCATACAATAGCTATGATGGTAGCTGGGCCTTCCAGCAATCAGCAGAAGGCTTTCGTTTGTGGTGTCTCAATGGCTGCACTACTGCTGACACTGTAGCTAAGACATGGGCCAAGCATACGACTAACGTAAGCGTAGATAGCTCGGCTCATAAGATAGCTGATGGTCTTGAAATGTTCCTTAATAGCAAGGGAGTATGGGAAGCATACAGAAGTACACCTGTCACTACCGAACAAGCAGAGTCCTTCTTTAAAAAGACTGTATGTAACGTACAACACAAGGCAAGTCATGATAAGTTTAATGACAGGCAGTTACAGAATCTACTGGGTGGCTTTGATA